AGCTGCTGAATTAAAGACAATGAGTTTTACTCAGATTCAACAAAAACTTTCAGATCTTTATGGTGGCGCAGCATCAGCAAATGCGGAAACATTTCAAGGCAAGATTGATCGATTAAAAGTTGGATTTGATGAAGCCAAAGAAAGTCTAGGAGTTGCTTTATTGCCACAGGTTGAGCGGTTTATTTCATTCTTAAATGAAACTGGCATTCCAACTTTAAATGCATTTATTGCAGGATTGACTGGAGATAAGGGATTAAGTGCAGGACTTGCTGAAACCCAAAGAGGTGCTGAACGTTTTGGAAAAGCAATTGGCACAGTTGCTGGCATTATTCAAGGATTTATTACTTTCCTTAGAGAAGCAATTGGATTAGTTGTATCACTTGCAAATGAGTTAATCAAAATTGCTAATATTGTTCCGGGTGTCAATATTGGATCTATTCCTAATCCAGCACCATCTGCTCAATTATCCTCATTGCCATCAATTTCTCCAAACACTAGAGAAAACCGCAGCACAACAGTTAATAACATTTCTATACAATCGGTTGATGCTGAAGGATCTGCTAGAGCTGTTGCCAAGGTCTTAAATCAAAGCGCATCAAGATCAGTTCCTCAGCTTTACAATAACGGCATCAAAGGCAACTAATGACAGTCTGGACACCTGACTGGAAACTAATTGTTGCTGGGGTTGATTACACCGACATAGCCATTTCAGACATTGCTCATCAGGCAGGTCGAGATGATATTTATACCCAGCCGAACCCATCTTATTTACAGGTTGAGGTTGTAGCCCTATCTGGGCAAACCTTGCCTTTTGCAGTCAATGATGGAATGACTTTACAGGTAAAAGACAGCACGGGAACATACAAAACTTTATTCGGTGGCAATATAACCGACATAACTGTTGAAGTGTCTAATACTGGGTCAGTTGCAACTGTTGTCAGTTATACCATCTTAGCAATGGGTGCATTGGTCAAATTGGCTAAAGAAGTTTATGACAGCACCTTAAGTCAAGATTTTGACGGCAATCAAATGCTTACCTTGCTTTCATACTCATTGACTAATTCTTGGAACGAAGTATCAGCAGCTCAGACTTGGGCAGCCTATGATCCAACAATTGATTGGGCAAATGCTGAAAACATTGGACTTGGAGAGGTTGATACTCCTGGTCTTTATGAAATGGAAAACAGAGGCGTTGAGCCAGATACCATTTACAACATTGCATCAAACATTGCTAACTCAGCCTTTGGGTATTTGTATGAGGATGCAGAGGGCAATATTGGCTACGCAGATGCTGATCACAGGCAGACCTATTTAGCAGCAAATGGATACACAGAATTATCAGCAAATGATGCTATTGGGGCAGGAATTAGAACCACTACAAAGGCTGCTGATATTCGCAATGACATTTATATCAATTATGGTAATAATTTCGGATCTCAAAAGACGGCTACTGACGCCACTTCAATTGCTACTTACGGCTACCGATCAGAAACTATCAACAGCTACATTCATGACGCTACAAATGCTCAAGAGGTTGCAGATCGATATATTGCCCAACGAGCCTATCCTTACCCAGTATTTGACAGCATTACCTTTCCAATCACAAACCCTGAAATTGATGATACCGATAGAGATGCTTTATTGAGCATTTTTGTTGGTCAACCAATTTACATAACTGATTTACCAGCTCAAATCAGCGATGGCGAATTTGAAGGTTATGTTGAAGGCTGGAAATGGAGCACCCGCTTCAATGAACTATTTTTGACCATCAACCTTTCACCTGTCAGTTTCAGTCAGGTGGCAATGCGATGGAATACTGTGCCAATAACCGAGGCATGGAACACGCTTGACCCAGATTTAACATGGGAATACGCTACAATAGTAGCCTGATAATAGGAGAACAATGGCAACCACGACTAACTACGGCTGGACAACACCTGATGATACCGCATTGGTTAAAGATGGTGCAGCTGCAATTCGCACACTTGGATCATCAGTTGATACAACCACTAAAGCATTAAATCCGTCAACAACACTTGGCGATATTGAATATCGATCATCTACCGCAAATACAAATACTAGATTAGCAATTGGGTCAACTGGAAATGTTTTAACTGTAGCTGGTGGCGTGCCAACTTGGGCTGCTCCAGCCTCTACTGCAGATAATTGGTCTTTATTAAATGCCGGTGGAACTGCATTAACTGGTGCTCAAACAATTACAGTTTCAGGCATATCCGGTAAAGATAAAATTATGGTTTTAATTGAAGGTGCTTCAAGTGCAACTGCAAACAGTTTAATTTCCATAAGATTAAATACTGATACGGGAGCAAATTACAATCAATTTGGAACTGAAATAACTGGAGCAGCTGCTTATGGATCTGGAAATTACATCGGAGTTAAAAATACTGGTTATTCAAAAATTGACATTGGTTATATGCCAAATGCTGTTGCTGGAACTGTATTTGGAGCAATTACTTTAACGGGATGTAATAGTTCTGGAGTTAAACAATTTGCAAGCGTTGGTGGTGGAAACGATGCTTCATCATTACAAAGACTTTATCATTTACAAGGTTATTACAATAGTTCAAGCACAATTTCTAGCATTTCCGTATTTTCTGGTTTAGGCAATTTTGATGCAGGAACAGTTTATGTTTATACAAGCGCATAAGGAGAATCATGAAAATAATTGAAAAAGAATTTAATGTCGAAACTGGCGAGGAAACAATCATTGAGCGTGATGAAACTGTTGCTGAAAAAAAAGAAAGAGAAAAATTACAAGCACAAGCGACAAAAGCGGCAACGGAAGCAGAAGCCAAAACAGCACAACGCCAAGCCATTGCTGAACGCCTAGGCTTGACAGCTGATGAACTTCAAGTTTTGCTTGGCTAATGAAACCTTGGTTATCAAAATCTGCTGTTCAATTTAGAGAGCAAGTAGATGATTCCTTCCCAGAGCGTTTGCGTAAATCTGATGGGTGGATTGGTGATGCTAGACATAGCGCACGAACCAGCGACCACAATCCAGACTGGGCAGCAAATGGATGCGTGCGAGCAATTGATATTGACGCTCGGATTTCTGACGACAAAGGGCTTTCAACATACTTGGCAGATCAAATTCGACAATACGGGAAAACCAACGGGCGCATCAGTTATGTAATACACCAGGGCAAGATTGCATCATCATTGCTCGGATGGCGTTGGCGTAAATACAAGGGCATTAACCAACATAATCACCACATTCACATCAGCTTTAAAAAAGATCAAGACAACAAATCAGATTTCTTTGACATACCACTACTAGGAGGCAAGGCATGAAACTATCAAACAAACATAAGGCTGCTATTAAGTCATACCTAAGAGCTGTGGCTGCCTCCGGTATTACAGTTGCATTAGCAATTGTTGCTGATATTAGACCAGAGTTAGCAGTATTGGCTGGAGCATTAGTTGCACCATTGGCTAAGGCATTAGATCCAAAATCAGGATCTGAAGCGGATTACGGCATCAATGCGAAATGACCATCAACGATTGGGTCGCTATCGCTACTGGAGTTTGCGCCGTAAGCACCAGTTTATTTTTGGGTCTGCGTTGGGTTATTAAATCTTATCTTTCCGAACTTAAGCCAAACTCTGGCAGTTCTATGAAGGATCAAATTTCCCGACTTGAACAGCGTGTCGATGATCTATTTGTTTTATTGAGCAAGCGATAATTTTGCCATGGCGAACACACGAAAACCTTCCAAGCGAAAAAAGATCAATCGTCGAGTTGTTCGCCGTACTCCTGAGCCTTTAACTAAATTAGAGGTTTTTTACATTGCAAAACATGAAATGTTTAAAGCTGCACGCAAGGCTGGTTTCAATGAGTCTGTTGCGCTTTATCTAATGGATAATCCTGAATCAATGCCTGATTGGATTGTAGGCGATCAAGGAATTATCCCAGTTATTCCTACTCCGGATGAGGATGAAGATTAAGCGATATCTGGTAATTTCAGATTTACAGATTCCATACCATCATGAAGCAGCTGTCAAGAATGTTATTAAACTGGCACGCCGTGAGAAGTTTGATAGCGTTCTATGCGTTGGCGATGAGATCGACTTTCAAACCATTTCTCGATGGGCTGAAAAAACACCTTTGGCTTATCAGCAAACCCTTGATGCTGACCGCAAG